GCTACCGTAGCTGGTGGAGAAGTAACCGCTTTTGCTACACCTACGGACCAGTTCTGGAAGTACGAACAACTAAAAGAGACGAGCAGCCTTACAGAAAGTATCGCGGCTTCGGCTTCTGCTGGAACAGTTTACTACACGCCAGAAGTGCTTATGGTAATACCTAAGTTAGCTACTGGAATTAGAAACGAAATTAAGCTACTCGCTCAGAACAGACTTGTAGCGATTGTAGAGACTAATGACGAGACACCATCTTACTTCGTTTGCGGAGTAAGCAACGGTTTAGACGTTACCGCTGGGACTGCCGCTTCTGGTACTGCTTACGCAGACTTGCAAGGTTACAATATAACCGCTACTGGTGCAGAGCCTTCGCCTATGCTAAAGCTCGCTCCTTCAGTTGGAACTATTGCCGCAATGTTAGCAAGCATTACAAACTAAAAGACTTTCTTCATAGTTATAGGTTAGGGCTGCCCACGGGTGGCCCTTTCTTTTTGGCACAATTTCGCTACTTTTCTATTTAATAAAAAAGACACCTAATGGCCTCAACAATAACAGCAGCTACCGCGACTGTAACCATAACCGAAAGCATCACCCTAAACGGGGTAGACCAAGGCGGAAGTAACACGCTATCTATTGCAAACGTAAACGAAAGCGACAGACGAATAGCTACCGCGCTTAGTTCAGGAGAACAGACCATAGCCACTTTTGGTACTGCCGTAGCTTCTGGACAATACATAAGAGCAAACGTTAGATACTTTCGGATAACGAACTTAGACGACACCAACTTTATTAGAGTTCGGGTAAAGAAGAATAGCGCAGAATCAGCAGACTTTAAAGTATTGTCTGGCTCCTCTTTTATTCTTACGAGTGGTTCAATGGACGTTGACGGCTCCGCTGGTTCTTTTTCTGCTTTCGTAGATATTGATACGGTAGCCGTACAGGCAGACACCGCAAGCGTAGACGTAGAGATTTGCGTTTTATCGGTGTGATAAACATCTTACGAAATAGCGCGAATACCGTAGCGGTAACCTTAACAGAACGGGGGACGGCTACTTATTACCTTTTCGAGTTCAGAAGCGACACGACAGAGACAGTAGTTTACTGTATAGCTCAAGACTCAAGTAGCTTTCCTAACCGCTTTAANAANTTCACCATTACAGAAGTAGGGGCAGGAACTGCGACCCCTGCAAACGGTGAAGTCAAGTTAGAGAATGACGGACAATGGAGATATTACATTTACGCTAACACCTCCTCCAGTAACGTAGACCCGACCGGGTTAGCTATGTTAGAGGAGGGAATAGTTAAAGTAACAGGAACGACCGCACCAGTAACCACCTACTCAGGTGGAAATTCAACTTACGTTGTTTATGGAGAATAGACTAAGCATAGTAAACTTTGGCGCACAAAAAGTGCCAGACTTTAAAGAACAAAGGGGTAAAAACTGGATTCAGTTTGGTACTGAAGGCGAATGGAAGAACCGTTACCCTGAATACCTTTTAGACCTATACCGAAGAAGCGCAAAGCATCATGCTATTGTAAACTCTAAGAAGGACTACGTAGTAGGTCAGGGGTGGACCGTAGACGGTGAAGGGCTTAACACCTTTCAGTTAGGCAAATTAGAGCAGTTCGTAAGGCACCCTAACCAATACGAGAACTTAGACGACATCTTAGAGAAGATAGCTTTAGACTACGAGCTTTACAATGGCTTTGCGTTAGAAGTAGTTTACGACCAACTAAACGAGAAGATAGCCGCGATATACCACGCTGACTTTGCAAGGTATAGAAGTAACGAAGACGGCACTTGCTACTACTATTCTGAAGACTGGAGTAAGCATAGCCCCGAAGTAGAGAAGGTAGACGCTTTTAACTGGCAGAATCCAGAGGGCAAACAGTTACTTTACGTTAAAGGTTATAGTCCCGGCTGCAAGTACTACCCACTCCCTACCTATTTGGGGTCCACGGGCTATATAGAACTCGATATAGAAATACAAAATTATCACATTTCTGCGGTACAAAATAATTTTGTTGGAAGCTCCATTATTTCATTCTTTAATGGCGAACCATCCGCTGAGGAACAGGAAGAAATAGAACGCCAAATTAAGCAAAAATTCACGGGTACGGATAACGCTGGTTCTATTGTTCTGAACTTCGCGGACTCAAAGGACCGGGGCGTAGAGATTCAACACCTAAGCGGTAGCGATGACGACAAACGCTTTGAGATTCTAAACAAAACGGTACAAAGAGAAATATACGCAGGACACCAAGTTACAGACCCTGCACTTTTTGGAATTAAGGAGGACGGTATCTTTACCAGTAGAAACCAGTTAGTAGATAGCTTTGAGCTATTCCAGAACACCTACGTAAATAACCGCCAGCAGTTTATAGAAAGGGTATTTAACGAGCTTGCAGCCCTACAAGGCTTTGAAGGTCGTCTGGTAATTAAAGACACGGAGCCTATTAGTATTCAGTTCTCAGAATCTACGGTTATTAGCGTAATGACTCCAGACGAAATACGCGAGAAGATAGGGCTTGAAGTAGTTAAGAAAGAAGCGGCAGGAACAGACAGTAAAACAAAAGATTCACAGGCCGCGTTGAAAGGTTCAGTGGGTGGCGTTAGTGGAATCATTACACTACTTCAGAACGTTAAGCAGGGCATGGTAGCTGAGGCTTCGGCTATCTCAGTACTTACGGAGCTTTACGGGTTTACTCCTGAAATGGCGAGAGCTACCGTTACTGGCGAAGTAATACCAGAGACGGTAGCGCAGGAACTACGGGCCGCTTGTTGCAGTTCTCAGGACGGAGAAGAAGACTACTTAAAGTATTTACTTGCTTCAGCGGAGGCAGGGTACAACGTGCAGGGAATGTCTAAGCGGTTCGACTTTGACGCAGACTTTGAGACTGCAAAGTTTAGCGAAGATTTAGCGCGTAAGTATTGGTTCGCAGATATTGACCCTATTGATACGGCTATACTTGACATCTTAGTAAAGGCACCGTCTACGCCTTTTATTGCAATAGCTGATAGTCTAAAGATTAGCTTAGAGAGGTTAATGGTAGGGCTTCAAATGCTTAACGAGAGCAACGCAATTAACATATTGATTAAAGACGTAGCCGATAGCAGCCAAAGGGTCGTAGAGGTCACGAAAAAGGGCAAAGACTTGATTAAGGAAATACCACCAATTAAGGAGGAGTTCAAAATTAGGTATGTCTATGCAAAGCGTCCAGAGGCTAAAGGTCCATCTATACTACCAAACGACCGAACGCGCGAATTTTGCAGCACACTTGTAAGAGCTTCAGCTACTGAGGACAACATAGAAGGGGGCCAGACTTGGAGCCTTCGCGAGATTATGGCAATGGACCTAAAGACAGGCCGTAACGTATGGCAAAGAGGCGGAGGATATTGGGGTGATTCTTACCATTGCCGCCACGAATGGAGGCGCGTACTTGTAACAGTTAAAAGATAATGGCAAACGTTCTATTTATATCGGAAGCGTTCTTAAAGGATAACACCCTTTTACACGAAAATATAGACTTTAAGTACTTGCGCCCGGTCGTTATTCTTTGTCAGGACATACACATACAGTCTAAGCTGGGCGGTACAATGTATGACGAGCTAAAGACGCAGATTACGGCAGGAACTCTAACGGCAGCTAACACTACCTTATTAGTTGACTACGTACAACCAGCTTTACTATACTGGACGCAAGCCGAAGCACCTACCGCTATTAGCTACAAGTTCCTTAATAAAGGGATGCACCAGCAAAGTTCTGAGAACAGTTCTAACGCTTCTTTAGACGAGATTAATTTCATTAGTCAGAAGTATAAAGATAAGGCGGAGTGGTACACGGAAAGGCTGGTAAGGTTCTTACTTGAGAACTCCAGCGATTACGCAGCGTACAGGAACCCAGACGGGGGCTTAGATACAATCCAACCAGATACGGAGACTTTCACTACTGGGATGTTCTTAGGCCGAAGAAAAAAGATTACTTCATTAGAAGATAAATATGAGCAAAGGCGTTAACCGAAAGAACTTAGAGAAGCTCAAAAAATATGTACACGCTAAACGAAATATTCCAATTAATCGAGGACGAAGCCACGGCACACCTGCAAGTGAAGCAGTACGGGCAGGGCGATGTCTGGGAGATTAACCCAAAGGAATTAGACTACGCGGTACTCTGGGCAATAGAAGATAGTGTAAACCTTTCCGATAGGACTTTAACCTATAACATTAGGATTCTTTGCATGGACCGCGTGCTACCCGGTGAAGAAAACGAAGACGAAGTTTTGAGCGATACGTTAAGCGTTCTTCTGGACTTTGTGGCTTACTTTCGCCAATTACATACAGACG